AAAGTGGAAGAAACGTCGTCCCATGTTACCCCAGAATTATTACTTCTAAGGAATTTTTTAGTAGCATCTGTATTATAAGGTGGAAGTTTAGTCAAAGCAGTTCCTGATGCTGGACCTAATAACAGTTCGTTTTGTGCAACAGAAGTTAAACCGGTACCACCCTTGGCAAGTAAAACTTGTGAACTCAAACGAGAGGGATCTAAGTTTGTTAACCCCGAACCATCACCTACTAACGTACCCCCGGTAACTGCACCTGATACAGTAACCGAATCACCATGTAAAGTACCCGCGGTCATTTTACCTGTTGTCGTGACGTTACCCGCTAAAACATTACCACCTTCAACACTCAAAGTCATGAATTGATCTGACGTTGCGTTCGTAGGAACTATATGTGCACCGTCTGGGTCACTGAGTGTATACGCGATAACGTATTTTTTCTCGTCGCCCATGTATCCCGAAACTACATTTGCGGTCGGGCGTGTCATGATTACACCCATATCTATGGTGTCAATGGCATTTGCGTTACCTATTTCTATGATGGGGTCACTAACAGTGTGTATATTACTGTCTTGGAATGTCGTAGTACCTTGTACTGTTAAATTACCTGTAACGTATAGGTTTGAAGCCACAAATGTGTTGTTAGTTGTGCTATCATAAATTATTGCACTGTCAACGAGTTCATTGTCATTATTAGTATACGGTATTCTATTTAAACCCAAACTTGTACTTTTAAATGTAGAAGCTGTAACGTTACCCGTAGCAACTACGTTACCTGAAGCTGTTAAAGATGTTACCCCATTCGTAAATGAAATTTCATTATTTGTCGTTGCCCCTCCATCTGTAATTGCCTGTAAAGTCGAAGAAACGTCGTCCCACGCTATTCCAACCCCGGAACTTCGAAGGAACTTTTTAGATAAATTTGCGTTAGTAGCGAAAAACCTCAATTCACTAATAACTACTGCAGTTTGACCAGTACCACCCTTTGCTTTTACAACTAAGGCTAAATATGTATAAGCACTCGCCCCAGATATGGAAACCGTCTGTCCACTACCACCGTTATACGTAGCGTGTACAGTAGATGACAATAGACTTGTCCAACTGGTATCATCATTACTTCCCAATATTTCCCACGAATCTGGTGCCTGATTATCATATGACTGTCTTCCTGTAATGTTAACTGATGTCGGTGCAATTCCAGTCGAAAGTTGTAGTTTTATCCATTCACCGGATACACCACCTAAACTATTACTTCCCGTATAGGCACCCGAAGTACTGTCGTAAACATTTTCATTAGAATGCCAAAAAGTACTATGCCCCGGGGTAGTCTTATCAAACGCTCTCCATATTTCACCATAAGAATTACTACTTGCAGTCGTTGTGTACGTTACTCCTGCAATGGTTTCACCCGAATTAGCTGATGATGATAGTGCAGACGTTGGGTATTCGACAGTAGTACTAGCTGGTGCATACGGGGGGAGTTTAGCTAACGCAGTTCCAGACGCTGGACCTAATAACAATTCGTTTTGTGCTACTGTAGTTAAACCGGTACCACCCTTGGCAAGTAAAACTTGTGAGCTCAAATTAGCGGGGTTCAGTGATGTGATAGCCGAACCATCACCAGTTATGGTTGTAGCAGAAACGTTATCGGCAATGACATTTGAATTTAATGTTACCGAAGATATGTTTGTAGCAACAACGTTATCGGCAATGACATTTGAATTTAATGTTACTGAAGATATGTTTGTAGCAACAACGTTATCGGCAATGACATTAGCGGTTACTGTAATTACATTTACATTATTACCAACAATATTACTCGATACCGTCCCCGCACTAACAGCGTCAACTTCTAATGAAGTGACTTCTAGTTTATTTGTTTTTAAATAATTTGATACATTTACATTACCCGTAACATCTAAGACATTTGCCGCAGTATCATTTACATATAAATTAGAACCAACATCTAACGTACCATCGACGATTACATTACTATACGCCTTGAGTGATGTTGTTGGATTTGTAAGGTGGATTGTATTTGATGTAACATTACTTTTATCCGTGACAGTTTGTAAAGTTACATTTGAAAGAAGACCACCATCTCCTATATAGTTTTGTGCGCTAACATTACCGACCGTTTCGAGTGCATATATAGATCCTGTGGGTACATTCAAACGAAGTTGTCCTTCATTACCCAAACTTAATGCGTGTGTGGGTGAAGTATTTGATATACCTATATTATCTACGTGAAGTGCACCTGTCTTAATAATTCCCGAAACTTGAATTTTGTTTGTCGCATCTTGATCTATAGTAACACTTGAACCAGTAAAAAATTTATTGGCTTGTACATTACCTTCAACTTTTATGGCTTCTGTACCCGTATTGGACATAAAAATCTTATCGCCGACAGATAACATATGTGTAGGAGACGTATTTGAAATACCAACATTTGAACCGTGATCGGTCGTAAACGCAGTTGTTATATTCGCAAAGTGTGGTATACTATTTGAAACAACATTACCTTGGAGACCTGCACTATCTAAAGTAACACCACCTAAAAGTTCGGTTGCAACACCCGAATCAACAACTTCTTTTGTACTTGCGGAATAACCTACGAGATTAGAACCTGCTAATTCGGCAACACGGAGTGGTGCCATATATATGGAACCCTCATTGATCGCATTAATAACAGAATCTGTAGCATTAAAAACAACTGTGTTTTCAGCCTGGTTATCCGAAGCATGTTTACCAAACCGGATTTTGGTAGACCGCTCGATGGTCGGTAAGTTTTTAACCATTTAATATAAGTATGTATTTTAATTTGCATAGATAAGACCAGCCATACCATTTTCAATACGAAGTATATTGTAGTTGACTGCGTATATAGGATCACTAATGATCATGGATTGACTGACTATCTTTGCAGAATCTAATCGACTAAAATTGAGTGTTCCTGTCGGCTGGAGTGAACTCGTCGATAAGCAAAAACAGTATAAGAAAAAATCGGGAGATGTAACAAAGTTTGTATGATAATAGTTCATAACGTCTATAAAGTGTGGTTTCGCCCATTTAAAATTACCTATATCTAAACCGTTTATTTCAACCTTTATTCTATTGGTTGTTGACGTTAATGCTCCTTCTGTCGTTGTATCCGAAGATGCAAGATAC